TATATAGTTTTCTAAACCAAACAGCATGAGATGAAGTCAAAGTAGGAGAAGATGCTCTAGTCATTTTCCATTTATCGTTTTTTTTATCCCAGAAGTATGCCCCTCTGGGTGGAAAAAGATAAACACTTCCATACCATTGCTGACAATTTAAGCCATCATCTGATGGGCAGAAATATTCAGTAGCTTCTACATATTTATTGGCAACTTTAGAACTAGCTACATCTAAATCTATACCTTCTAGAAGAGCATGTGCTGCTGCTACTAAATCATAGTTAGTAATTAGTTCTAAATCTTCACGACGTTTCTTTATATCGTGTATTGCCATTAGGTGTTAACGTCTTCTAAATTATTGTAATCAATTTCAAAGTAACGCATACCTTGTTGGTCGTTAATAACATAACCAGCTTTTTCTTCAGGATTTATTTTTTGAGCAGCTTCTAATATTCTTCTAAAGCTTTCTGCTAAATCATCTTTATTATTTCTTTCTGAATCTTCTTTTGCAGCATTTAATTCTTCTAAGGTTAAGAAGAACATTGATCGTTCTTTGTTAGCAGGTTGAAAAGCCATAACACCTGGACCTTCAGCTTCCCACATTTTTAAGTATTGTTGACCCATATCACCAAGAATAAATTTAATAGTGGTGTCTAGCATCTTTACTTTGGTGTCATCCATTTCTGGACCAATGATTGACGCTAAGAGGCGTTCTCTTCTATTCATTTTTCTAATAACCCTTGTCGTGATAGTGATTCTAAAAGTTTTGGCATTGGTTGATATAAAACAACCATTTTGCCTAGTACTCCTCGTTTTTTAACAAGTTTCCCATCTTCATCTCTTACTTTATCGAATTCTCCAGAACGTATCAAATATTCAGCGACACATCTGAGTCTTCTTTTTAAAGGTAATTCAGCTTGTGGAAATTTCCCACAGATCGTATCAGGAGTCATATCTTTAAAAGCTAGTCTTAAACGATTAGCTAAAGTCATATTTGAATTAGCATCTTCTTCCTCATATTTTTTTACATTTTCTAAATAACGTTTAAGACAACCATTATCAAAAGAACCTTGTGGAGGTAAAAAAACTTCAACTTGTTTAACTAAAGATATAGGTAATAAATCAGCATAATTTTTAATGGTTATTTTATTTATATCTACATTTGTAAAGCGATGAGCTGTCATTCCAGTTTTCCTACACTTGTTGATTTGTACATTGGTGAAGCTTTTTTCCGATAATCTTGGTTCTCCATTTTGCGATTTTTTGCA